TTGTCAGTACATGCCACAATTCCTCCTATTAACCTTACAGTAGCGATACCTGTTACACCACCAGAAGGAGCAGATGATATTGCAACAGTTGGTTGTCCCAAATATCCACCACCACGATTACTAATATCAATATACCTAATACCACCTTCTGTTACAATTCCTGTAATAGCAGTAGCAGTTACACCTGTACCTACCAGTGTAAGGGTTTGAGTAGGTCCAATAAGGGTAGAAATACCACCATCTTCACCAGTTGTACCAGTATAATCTTCTCCTATGAGACTATCATCAATCTCTTCAACACCAGTATCAATAACCTCATCTTCGTAACGGAATAGTTCACACTTGAGAGTATAAACATAAGTCTTCATCAACTGATAGAAAGGTTTTTCATGCTCTACAAACTTTATTTCAAATAACCTATCACCTAAAGGAAAATAGATTAAATCACCTTCCTTAGGACGAGTTGCTAATTTAATATTATCCTCATTTTCCATCAAAGGTTCAATATATGTTTCCCATCTCTCTTTAGAAATAGTAAGAGTTAATTCGTTAGTTTGTTCAATACCAAACTTAGATAATAAAACGGGATTATCCCCATATCCATCAAAACTATCTATATATGCTTCCAATGGATAAGCATCGTCAAATTTGGATGCTACTACTTCTCTAATTACTGTATTTTCCTTTATATATTTTCTAGGCATATAATGCACTTCAACACCATACATCCTCAACTGTTCGTTGATTAAATCTTGAACTAAATTCTGTTCAGATCTAGCACCTTGTTGAAAAAACGGATTGAGTGCCATGATCTTAACCTATCATATCTAGTGGAGGTAGTTCATATGTGTTGGACATAATTTCTCTAATTCTGGTCAATTCTTTCTCAGCATCATCATAAATTTGTCTTCCATTTAATTCAGTTCCACCAGGAAGTTTAACTCCTTGGAACTTCAATAAATTTTGACCCCATTGCCGTTTAATTAAAGCAGTGGCATATGGTTTTAAGAATGAATCATTCCATACTCTAGTATAATCATTAGGATCCATTGCTCTAAAACAATCAATAATCAAATAGTCACCTTCAGTCATAGAACTCCAATCAATATCCAAATATAACCTATCCTGTCTTTGATTAAATCTTATTTGTTTTTCTGTAGTTAAAAGAAAATTAATATCTTCAAGATAAGTCTTTGTCATTGCATATGTTAAAAGTTCAGTTGCTCCCCAATAATAAATGTCATTCAAGAATAACTGATACTTAACACTAAACATGTTATTAGTAATAGTATTAGACCCATCAAAATGGAACACCTTAGTACATCCTATAACTGAAGGTGGTATGGCAAGATAATTACTGTTTTCGGTATAATCAAATTCAACTTCACTTCCTGCAATGGTCGATGTTGCAGTCTCTGTAGTTAAACCAACTACTCCTGTTGATCCTGGTCCTTTACCTCTATCAATATCATCCTGTGTTATTTTATACTTTAAATATGTCTGAGCAACTCCATCAAAATGTCTTTCTTGAAAATATTGAATAGCATCATCTACAATATCTTCTATCTGCTCATCGGCAACATTAATCTCTAATACTGGAGCACCAAGTTGTCTCTTACAGTAATCGATAAATTGTGATCTCGACGCTGGTTTAGCCATGTATACAATTATCCTTTTAGGTATTTAGGGAGCAGATGCTATTCCAGCATATACTAATATATTACCATTTACCATATTATAAATGGTGGTTGCACTTCCTACCCTAGTAAATGTAACTCCTGTTCCTGGTAATATTTCCAAAGGTGAGGTAGATGCTGCTCCAATCTGAATTTTATTCGCTACAGTAGTTGCAATTCCTACCACAGATACTGTAGTAATTGCTGAACCAACAGATACAGAATCACCAATTGCTACTCCAGCAATTTTATTGATTGTAAACTCTGTAGTTCCAATCCCTGCGGTAGCACCAACAGCAATAGAAGTGTCTAATACTGCTGTACTTTCCTTAGAAGGAGTCATTAAAACATTATATTCATATCTTCCAGCAGCCAAATTTCTTGTTTGTGTTGATCCTAATGAAATATAAAACTGACCATTATAAGCACTAGTAAATCCTACTGTAAAAGTAGCAGCAGGAATTGTAGTTGCTCCTATACCAGCACTCTTTTGTAATTGTGCCGATCCACTCCATCCAGTTAAATCATATTTTTCATTTGATGTATTGGTTACATTAAATGTATTCTTAAAGTTAGCACCACCATAAACAACCAAATCCGCAGCATTTGGAACTCCTGATTCGGGATCGAATGTAAAATTCTTAGTGGACATTTGAAACTAACTCCTTGAGTAAAGATTTTATCTCATTCATCTCACTTTTTAAATTAGCAAGATCTTCTTCAATATTAAGGGTTTTTTCAGATTGTTTTTTTCTAGCATCTCTTCGTGCTATGTATTTTAAATAATCCGAATGATTTGCATTAACTATCGCTTTGGTATTAGCATCTCTTAGTAGATCGCTATGACCAGTAACTCCGTGATATGTCATTATGCTAATGCCATCACCCTTAAGTTTCTGATTCTAGGAACATAAACTTGATTAGTTGAAGTCAAAAGAATTTTAATTCTATATGACTTAAATGAAGGTAAATCATCAACACTAAATGTATATTCTTTAAAGTCTAAAGATGCTTCTTCAAACCCAGAAGAATTGGATTTAGTAACTAATTTATCAGGAAGTCCATCATTATCTGCTTGCGATATTACTTCACCTTTATAATTTAAATTCTTATAACCTGGGAAAGGAGTAAATATTGGATCTAATCCTTCTTTGTTATTAATAGAATATAAAACACGTATATCAGCATTAACATCAAGATGTGCATCTAACAACACTTTCAATGAAGTAGAATTGTTTTCTAAGACCATTTCCTTAGAAATGTATTGACAAGCAGTTGGATCAGTAGTTGCACCATTAACTCTACTATCGGTTGCATAATTTTTAATCGCCTTATTAACTCTACTAGAAGTTAATATTATATTTTTTCTCTGACCATCAACTACAGGACTGACATTTGACTTTGTACTATTCAAAAACAGTGTCATATTGAATGACTTATTACCCTCAACATTTGTTAAGAAGGTATCCTCATTAACTTTGGAAGCAATCAATCTAGGTGTATCCAAATAATTAGTAGTATTCAGAGTAACATCTTCTGCGTCAGTTTGAATATAAGGTATTTCATTACCATCAATACTCTTCGAGGTGGTAGTAACTACTTGACCTGTTAATGAAGTAGTTGGAAGAGTCATATTTTGAATCATAGGTGTAATAACTTCATATGGCATATTTTGAGATGCCCTAATGATATTACCACCAGTAGATTTAGTAGAGTTTAAATACAATGCAGGATTTCCTACATCAGTATTTCTACTAGTACCACCCTGAGACATATCTAATTTAATATTATAAGAATCATACTTAATAGCATCAGAGACATCTAAACTAGTAGCATTAGGATAGGCAGCAGTTGTAGTTGATAATCCATGAGTTTTATTAATACGTAATAAATTCACTCCTCCCAATTCATACTTAGAAACAGGAGTTCCTACTGCGTAATTTATAGTCAATTTACCAGTATCATCAATTCCTCTACTGGTTATACCAATTATATTACCATTAACAGAACTATAAGAAATAATTTCATCTCCAATTTTAAGATAACCATAATTAGTAGTTCCAACTCCTACATTTTCAAAAGTAGAGAAAAGACTTGCATCTTGAACAGATATAGATCCAGTATCTCCTGAATTATATGCTGTAGTTAATTTAGTAGGTTTAATATCACTTTCAACATCATAAATTTTTACATTATTCTTAGTGAAATACATTCCATGATTCTGATGATTTACTTTAATATGTAAACCGTCAGTTATCACATTAACAGATCCAACTTGAACATCACCACCTTGACCTGAATTTAATTCAGAAGAAATACCTGAACTATTATAATAGAACATGGTATTTGCAGATCCCACTACAAAATTGCCTTGAACATTTTCCAATATAAGTTCAGTAGTTTGTCCAATAGAAACCACAGAGAATCTAGCATTTCTTCCAATAGAATTTAACCCAACAGTTGTAATTCCTAATACATCACCAACTTGATATCCTGTTCCAACTCCACTAATTGTTGCTCCTACAGCAACTCCGTCAGAAAATGAAATATCAGCAGTTGCTCCACGACCATTACCAGTAATAGTGTCTAATACTACACCACCAAATGTATAACCACCAGATATAGGAGTATATCCAATACCAGCATTAATTATATTTAAAGCACCAGTAGCAGTACCTGCTACTCCTGCTAAACTACCAGTTGCATTAGTTCCTAATTGATAGAACTCATTACCAATAGCGTATCCAGAATCGCCTAGAGTAGTGCCTAAACCAACCCTTATACTTCTTGAAGTTAATGATAAAGCATTAGATTGTAGAACAGGAATTTGATCATTATTTTCACTCAATTCTGGACTATAAAGTTCTAATGTACCAGATTCAACAAAATCTGCTCTATAAAGATTAAACTTAAGATCTTCCCACTGACTTGGATCCCATGTAGAAGCATTTTGAGATTTAAAAAGACTTCCTAATAATGGTTGGTTAGCAATATAAGTATTATCAATTAAATCATTATCACCTACTCGTGAAATATAGACACTATACTTAGCAGAATTGGAAAGCATTACAAGAGCATACTCCATACCACCTTCCAAATAAACAGGTGCTTTAAATTCAAAAGTAGTTGCTACAGATCCATCGTTAGATGTAGTAATATCATCTGGTTCTAATACTACTTCACTCATAGGAACAACTGTCTCTGTAGGAGTACCATTAGACATTGTTCTAATAGTTAATACTACTGGTTGAGGAGTATCCGAATTCTCTTTTGTAGCAAAGAAAACATCAACTTTAGTTACAAAAACTCCCTCTGCTTCATCAACCGTAAATGACTGTGCTAGTGGATCTCCATTATTTCTCCATCTCCACCTTCTCTGTGTTCTTATGTTGGTGGTTTGCCACTCAGTACCAACAGTTCTAGTTGCCTCAATAGTATCCCTGATTTCTTGAGTTATAACCCTTGCATTTCTTGTAGCAATAATAGTTTCTTGCATTGTCTCAAGAATTCCCTGAGCAGTATAATTATCAACTGCACTAGAAGGTGCATCGGCATCTACTGTATTTTCAGGATCACTAGTTAGTTTAAATTCTTTTGTACCTGCAGTAAATGATGGGAAATTAGTTCTCTCTGGTGGAATAAAGAAAGATCCTCCAAAGAAACCATTTATATCACTGATAAGTCTTACTTGAGTAATAGTAGCTAGAGCACCACTAGACTCACCTCTAAGTATCATATTAGGTTCAACAAAACCACTATATGCTCCTATATCAGTTTGACTTGCCAATGAAGCAGTATCTATGTTAATTGTAGTCGATGTAGCTGAATAACTTACAGGAACTGTTTGTGCTATTTGATATGGATTTGACCCATAAGTTTTAGTTGGTGCATTATATGGTCCTTCTTTATGATTAGACTGAGCTACTCTAAAGGTTAAATGTGGCCTTGTTCCTGAACCTCGCATCCAACTATTACTTCCAGCTCCTGATACTGCTACATTTACCTTCTCTCCTACTTGGAAAGTACCAGATGCCATACTTATTTCAAGTAACTTAGGAGTAACAAACCTAGTTACATCCACTCCATCGAAAAATGCATAATGTCTTGTAGAAGGTTTGGTTTGTTTTCCTATTACCTCAATATTACGAGACCTCATAAATGGTATAAGATCTCTACTGACTACTCTATCACCTTGAGATTCTCTTTGACTGAAATCTTCAATAATACGTTGTTGAGTACCAACTCTATTACGTCTAACTGTTTCTTCAATCTCTACTTGCCTTTGACTTACAATTTCTCTTACTCTAAAATCACCTTCTGTTCTAGTACGATGTATATGTGGTCTAACTGCAAGTGTTCTGGCTATGTTTCTATTACCTGTCCAGACATCTGACCAAGAATTCCATACCTGTGGTCCTAATCCAGATTGAGCATCAAATCCCTCTTCAGCAGCCATACGTGCTACCGTTTCAGCAAAATCACCTTCCCTATTAATAATACGAGGTTGTAATCTTACTGTACTAACCCAAGTATCTGACTCTGGAGTTAATTCAAGAACTCCTTTCCAATAAGCAACAATAAAGGGAGTTACAGAAACCGTTCTAGATCCAAAAGGTTGTTTAATGTATTCTACCTCAGAATAATCAAGAGTAATAAAATCTTTATGTCTTCTTATATTAGTACCTGAAATTGTATTAAATTGTAAATCTGCTGTTGCATCCGTATTAACAACAGGACCAAATTGCAAATCAACAGAGTTGGTATAATGCCTTGGTCTTAACTCATTCTGTTTAGGATTAATACTATTTTTAATTTTGAATTTAGTTTCTTGAGTATTAAAAGTTTCAAAATTATCTACAAAGAAACCAGATTTAAATCTATTCAATCCATCAGCATCAGCAACAAAGAAATTAGCAGTATTAGTTTCTAATAAAGAAAGACTGGTATAGAATTCTAAATTTCTAATCCTTGTCTCAAGATTATTAATATCAGACATTCTAAATCTCTTATATTCTAAGAAATTAATAGTAGCATCATCAACATTATACAAATATGGAGGGAAAGTTATTTGAGCAACTTCTATTCCCTCATCAATTGGTCCTGGTAATTTAGGATCCTCTGCAGGACTTCCATAAACAACTTGGAACTTACCATCTTTTGTTAAGAAAATCCTATCTATTCTTCCTAAGTAGTAAGAAAAATCTATAACTATAGATTCGTCTGAAGCAAGTATATTTGTTGCTGTCTGTCCTGCTTGATTAAAACTTCTTCCTGCAAAAGTTAAAGGAGAATTAGCACCCTCAGTAACAGTATAATCTGCCACCCTTGGGCGAATGTCAATCATATCAGTGTTAGCAAGTCCATTTACTGATTGAATCTCGTCTGTATAGTCAAAAGTTTTATAAGAATTTACTGTAGTAATATCTCCCGTATCAGTAGAGTCATAATAAGCACTTTCAAAGTATATCTTTATTGCTTTAGTTGGAGCATCAAAATCTGCTTTTCTAGTTATTGATCCATAATCATAATAAGTATCTCTCTGACCATTATTAAAGAAATATTCATCAGAAATGTTGAAATCTGATTCAGATAATACAGAGACGACTGCCTGAACATTAGATTCTTGGAATATTACTGTTTCACCTTCAACAAAAAGATCCTCATTTTTATAGATGTATGTAATAGTATCAGCATCAGTTTTTTCTGCCACGCAAGCAATAGCATTAGATGTTTGTCCTACCAAATATTCACCTACAATAAGTTCCGTAGTCGTTGAAGAAGAACTATTAATAGATGTAAGATCCATTGATGGAGCAGATGGAGTCCCATCAACAGTAGTTGTTTCAAAAATTCCATGCATCCTAATAATATCAGGAACATTTAATGAAATAGTTTCATCCTCTACTCTGGTTCCATAAGGATAACTTCCATAAGTTAATCCATTATTAAGTGTAGTGGTTCCAATACCAGATCCCTCAAGTTTAGATTTATCTACAATAATAGAATTAACTCTTTTTTTAATTTTTTTCTTAGCAACTGGTTTTATTTTCTTTAAAGTGGTTATAATAGATACATTTCCACTATCAGTTGCTGTACTTAAATTAAGAATATCAAGAGTAGTCATTCCAGATCCAAAGACTAATCTATCTGCTGTTAATTCTTCAGTAGTACCATCAGACCTAAAGACTGCATATCTTTCTGGATCAAAAGGTAGGAAAGTTTCATTCTCACCAGCAGTTAAAGTATTTGCTATTCTATTATTAGCAATAGTTTCTCCATCATATACTTTTCTTATAGAAATAGAAGCATCAGTCAAATCTACGTTTGAAACATCATGCTTAGGAAGCTCTGTGTAAAGAGTAACCTCATCTGCAGATTCAAAATCAGTAGATACAATTTTTAAATCAGATACTTCAAGAGCACTTGTAGGTAATGTTCCATTTACTACTCCACTTACACTAGCAACTTCAGTAACAGTAATTGTATCAGTACCAACACTAGTAACTCTTGCCATGATAGGATCTCTATCGGAAGAAGCAATATCACTAAACTCAACCAAATCATTAATCCTTACTAATTCTCCAGTTCCAGGAAATAGTGGATTAGTGCTTCTAATTGTACTAATAGTACCCGCACCAGAAGCAGGAGAAATTGTAGCAACACCTACATTAAACTTAGTAGTTTGGATTACATCAGCACAGAAAGTATTAATACCAACAACACCATTATTAGTTCCCCACAATGACTTTACATTAGATATTCCATATTCAGTAATTGCTACGGCAACTCTTCCGTTAGCAATACCATTGAATGAAAGTGCTTCATTTTTAATAAAATTACCCGCAGTTTCGGTTACTGTTAAAGCAAGACCTGATGAAACTGCATATCTTAAAAATCCAGTAGCACCACTATTCTTTCCTTCAACAAAAGTTCCAGCAATTAATGACTCTGTAGGACTTTCATTTATCGAAATCTCTGTTATTGTTTGAATATCGTAAAGTGATATATCCCATTCATTTAAATTAGCATTAGATGTACTATATGAACCTGTTTCTAATGAAGTATCATATACTCTTGCTTGACCAATTTCTTTTCCTGGTAAATTAGCAGAACCAGGTTGTGTAGTATTAGTTCTTTGATCTCTTAAACTCACAGTATAGGTATTACCAATACCAATGGTAGGTGACCCATAAACTCTATTAAGTTTTAAAACAGGACCAGTTTTATATTCTAATGCTTGATCTTCTAATGTTGCTGTAGTTCTAGGTTTATTTACATCAAGATAAGTAGGAGAAATAGTTTCAATTTCATATCCCCGAACATAAGCTTTTCCTTTAGAGATATTATATAATGCTAAATCCTTAGAAGGAGTTCCTCCTGAATAAGTAAATTGCCCCGCTTGAAATATACCACCATTTCCAATATTATTGTTTAAAGAATTAACAACTGAAACATCAAATGGTTGAACATAATAATTTCCAGATTCATCAAAAGTTCTACGAGCTAATTCATCAGAAAAGAGGGCATTTTGTGGTTTTTCTTTTTTAGATCTTAAATTACCTTCTTCAACTTTAGCAAGTTCTATAAAAGCAGAATCATCATTATCGTTTAAATCTTTTTTAAATAAATTTAGACTAATTTTGAGTCTATCAGCACCAGGAGCTGAATAGTTATTAAATCCTTGAGAATTATCATTTAAAGTCTCATCTAAATCAGCAGTAACTATTTCTTCTGTTATATTAAATCCTATTTTATAACTAGGAGTATTTGTATATTGATCTAGAATAAGAGTTTCTTGAGCAACATTAACAAATTGCCCCCGCACAAAATATACACCTTCTTCTACATGAAAAGCAGATCCTGTTGCTGCTGCATTTTGTGCTATAGTAGTTGCAAATGGAGCTCCAACAGATATTGAACTATTCCCTAAAAGTCCTGAAGAAATAGTAATATTAGATGTCAAATTTTCAGCATCGGAAAATGTTGATGTTTCATTATTTGAAGTATTAGATCCTCTATAATTAACATATAAGGTAAGATTATTATTCTCTGAATCTGCAGAAGATAATACCTTATCAACAGTAGCAGTTACACCAGAAATTTGTCCTGTAATGGTAGAACCAACCAATTGATCAATATAAGCAGCAACAGGAACTCCTTGAAATTCATTATTTAATTGAATACATGTATAGTTGGTTGTATATGAAGTATTACCTGGTATTACTTTAGCACCTTCTTTAAAGAAATGTTGTCCAAATTTTTCAATTTGGTTCTGCAACATAGATTGCAGTCCAGTTAGTTCCCGTGCTTGTACAGGATATCCAGGTTT